CGGCCGGCCGGGCTGTTGTAGTCGAGTCGAAGGAGGAGGGAGACAACGTTGTCAACTTCCAGGACCAGCTCGCACGGCGACGGTCAAACGCCTCGGGTGCGGGTCGCCGCTAAGCGTCGCGCAAAGACTTTCGGAGACCTCGCCGGCGAGTTCGCCGCAAACTTCGGGCTGACCCCTGACCCCTGGCAGAATCTCGTCCTCGAGGACTGGCTCGCTGCGTCCACAAAGGACGAGTGGAAGCACATGACCTGCGGCCTGTCCGTTCCTCGCCAGAACGGCAAGAACGCGCTCTTGGAAATCCGCGAGCTTTTCGGCATGGTGCTCCTCGGAGAGAAGATCCTCCACTCCGCGCACGAGGTCAAAACGGCACAGGCGCACTACAGGCGCTTCAAGCACTTCTTCGGGAATAAAGCGAATGACGAGGGTGCAGACTTCCCCGAGCTGAACAGGCTCGTGACGAACGTCCGTAACGTTAACGGCCAGGAGTCGATCACGCTCTCAAACGGCGCAGAGCTGCGAGTCATCGCCCGCTCGAAGTCGTCAGGCCGTGGCTTTACAGCCGACGTGATCGTTTTCGACGAGGCGCAGGAGCTGACTGAGGACGCTATCGAGGCCATGCTCTCGACGGGCTCGGCAGGCGACCTCGGTAACTCCCAGATCCTCTACACGGGCACGCCGCCCGGGCCGAACGCCTCGGGCGCCGTGTTCACGCGCCAGCGCACGCAGGGCCTCTCGGAGCATCCCGGACCGATGTGCTGGCATGAATGGTCAGCGGACCCGGACGGGCCTGTCAACCTCGACGACAAGGGCGTATGGATCGCAACGAACCCGGCGATCACGGCAGGACGCATGAAAATCGCGTTCGTCGAAAACGAGCGGCGCACGCTCAACGAAGAAGGCTTCAAGCGTGAACGCCTGGGCATGTGGCCGGCAAACGCTGGAGCCTCGCGCGCGATCGACTCCGCGACGTGGGACGCCTCCGTCGCAGACGCGCCGGAGGACGGCATCCGCTCATTCGGCGTGTCATTCAGCGCCGACGGTAAGCGAATGGCGCTCGCTGGCGCGATGAAGGAAGGCACGGGAGCGTCCGCGCGCTTCCACGTGAACGCAATCGACACCTACACAGGATCGACCGCTGCGGGCGTTTCAGCGCTCGCGGAATGGCTTGCCGAGCGCGTCGACAGGACGGCGCAGATCAATCTTCTCGGCGGCGCTGGAGCAGCAGCGCTGTCGGACGCGCTGGACATGCGAGGCGTACCGAAACGGCTCGTCCACATCATGACGACGGGTGAATACTTCGAGGCCTGCGGACTGCTCTTTGAGGGCCTGCGAGCTGGGCAGGTCACGCACCCGGCAGGAGAGCCGGAGGACGCGCTCAACGCCTCGGTGGCTGTCGTGGACCGACAGATCCGCCGCCGCGACGGCGCTTACGGGTGGTCGGCCTCGACCCCAGACGGAGACGAGACACCGCTAGAGGCGGTATCGGCGGCGTTGCACGCGGCCAAGACAACGAGACGTAGGCCTAAAGGGAAAACTGGAAGGAGGGCGATCGTCCTATGAGTCTGACGAGGATCCCGGCGCTGCCGGGGCTGACCGAAACTGAGAAGAGCCAGCTGCGCCTCATGCAGGACCGAATCACGGCGAAGCAAACGAAGAACGCACTGCTCGACGTGTACTACGAGGGGCATCGCGCCTTCCAGGATCTCGGCATCTCGATCCCGCCGCAGATGCAGCGCACCCGCGCCGCTCTCGGCTGGCCACAGAAAGCCGTGCAAGCCCTCGCGCGGAAGCACGTTTTCGAGGGATACACCGTCGGCGGTCTCACCGACACCTACGACCTGGCCGGGCTGCTCGCCCGCAATGAATTCGAAACGGAGCTCGCGCAGGCAATCACGAGCGCGTACAAGCACTCGGTCTCGTTCCTGACTGTCGCAGCTGGTGACGTGACGCGCGGCGAGCCGCCCGTCATGATCCAGGCTCGCGACGCGAAGTGGACAACCGCGCTGTGGGATCAGCGCACGCGCACGCTGGAGGCCGCGCTCGCACTGGAAGCCTCGACCGCTGAGGGCACCGAGCAGTACGAGAACACCATCACGGGCGCGACGATGTACACGCGCTCGTACATCATTCATTTCTCCCGCCAGCCCGGCTCCGCAGCCTGGCACATGGAACGCATGGAGAACCCGACGGGCCGCGTCCTCGTCGAACCTCTGGTCTACGACCCGCAGCTCGGACGACCGTTCGGGCGCTCGCGGATCACGACCGAGGTCCGCTATCTGACGGACGCGGCAGTGCGCACACTGATGCGTGCCGAGACGGGCGCTGAATTCTTCTCCAGCCCGCAGCGGTACGTCCTCGGCGCGTCCGAGGACGCATTTACAGGTATGGAGCGGTGGTCGGCGATCACGGGCCGGCTGCTCGCGCTGACGGTCAACGAGGAAGGTGCAACGCCGTCGGTCGGCCAGTTCACGCAGCTGTCGATGGAACCGCATCTCGCGATGTATCGCCAGCTCGCGCAGAACTTCTGCGCCGCGACGAACCTGCCGATGAGCACGGTCGGCATCTTCGGCGACAACCCGGCCTCGGCTGAGGCAATGCAGGCCGCTGAGTACCAGCTGTCCGACGAGGCAGATTACCAGTGGAGGATCTTCACGCCCGCGCTGCGCCGCCTCCTCCAGGACGTCCTCATGATCCGCGACCGACTCACGGCCCCGCCCGAGGAATCGTGGGATATGGCGATCAACTACACGCCGACCCGTTACGTGAGCCCGCAGGCAAGCGCTGACGTGATCTCGAAGATCGCATCCGCGCTGCCGGACGTCGCGACGACGACAGTCGGCCTGCGGCGCGCAGGCTTCACGCAGGCAGAGATCGAGCAGGTCCGAGCGGAGAACGCACCCGGCAAGGCCGCGTCTCTCCTCGAACGTCTCGCAGGCGCAGGCACCCTCGAAGCGCCCGCCGCTCCCGAACAGCAGCCGCTGGAAGCGGGGGGGGAGCTGAGGATCCCGTCGCGCTGAAAGCCAAGTTCGACGCGCTCGGCGTCGCGATCCGCGCAGGCATCGAGCCGCAAGACGCAGCGCTGAGGCTCGGCCTCGACGGCCTGCGCTTTACCGGCGCTGTCCCCGTATCCCTGCGCATGCCAGAAGCCGACGCAGACAAGCTCGAAGCAAAGTAACGGGAAGAGGCGAACCGCGTGTCAAGAACCAGGAAAGAGATCACGCGGTTCGCCAAAGCCCAGAAGCAATGCGCACGCCTCGCGAAACGCGACCTGGAGCGCTTCTGGAAAACACTCGACACGACCGACGTCGTCGCATGCCGCGAAGCACTGGAGGACTTCCTCCCCCAGCTCGTGCAGGCATACGGCAACGTCGGCGGGCAACTCGCCGTCGAGTGGTACGACCGCCTGCGACGCGCTGCCGGCGCTCGCGGCGACTACACGCCGAAGCCTGCGCCGTTGCCTCGTATCGAGGCGGTGCATGCCAGGATCCGCAGTGCGCTGAACCCGCTGGCCCGCGCCGGGGATGCTGAGGCCTCGCTGGAGGCGCTGTCTGAATCGACGGAGAGCTGGGTGAAAAACTCAGCGAGGCAGACGGTCTCAGACGCCGCGGCGAAGGATCCCGCGAAGGTTCGCTTCGCCCGCGTTCCGACCGGAGCGGTGACCTGCTCTTTCTGCATGATGCTCGCGTCTCGCGGGTGGATCTACGCCTCGGAAAAGTCCGCTGGCGCTTTCGATCGCTACCACGCGAACTGCGACTGCCAGGTCGTGCCTTCATGGGCCAGCAAGCCTGCGAACATCGCGGGCTATGACCCGGAAGCCCTCAAGGAGCGCTACGAGAACGGCGAGTTCGAGGAGGACACGCGCAAGCGATCCGGCGGTCGAAAAAAGCCGACAGAAGAAGCTGACGGCAACTGAGTTTCCCCTACGCGAGGGGCAAGTCGCGGAACCATGAGCGCCGACGGGCGCCGCACAAGTACGGACAAACAGGAGACACCATGCACACCACCGACACCAACACCGACACCACCGACGCAGCCGCAACGGAAGCGACCGACAACCAGGCCACGTCCGCTGACCGTCACGCCTTCACGCCGATCACGACGCAGGAGGAACTGGACAAGGTCATCGGCGCACGCCTGGCGCGCGAGCGCGACAAGTACGCCGACTATGACGACCTCAAGGCCGCAGCGAGCAAGCTCGCCGACGCCGAGGCACGTCTCGCTCAGATCGACGCACAGGCCGCACTCGACAAGATCCGCAACGACGTCGCACAGGAAGCCGGAGTCCCCGCCGGCCTGCTGCGCGGCTCGACCAAGGACGAACTGGCCGCACACGCATCCGCGCTCGCGGAGGCGTTGCAGGCGCGCCCGTCGGTGCCTGTGATCCCGACGCAGGGGGCGACCCCGCGTGTCTCCGACGCTGATTCGGCTCGACGCGCGTTCGCGCAGGAGCTTTTCGGCTCGAAATAATCTCTCATTTCTCGGAAGGAGCCAACTGTGGCTATTTTCAACACCACCAATACGTCCGTGCTGATGCCCCGCGAGATTGCGGACGGCATGGTCAAGAAGACGCAGTCCCTGTCTACCGTCGCGCTGCTGTCTCAGCGGAAGCCGATGCGCTTCGGCAAGGAGGACATCGTCGTGTTCGGCGACCTGCCGAAGGCAGAGTTCGTCGAAGAGGGTGCCGACAAGGCCTCGACCACGGGCTCGTTCTCGTCTGTGTCTACCGTGCCCCACAAGGCGCAGGTCACCATGCGTTTCAATCAGGAGGTCATGTGGGCGGACGAGGATCATCAGCTCGGTGTCCTCGACGAGCTCGCGCAGGCCGGCGCTGATGCGCTGTCTCGCGCCCTCGATCTCGGTCTCTACCACGCGATTAACCCTCTGACGGGCACGAAGATCGCGTCGTGGACGAACTACGCTGCGGCGTCGACGAAGATCGTCGAGATGAAGGGCAAGACCGCTGAGGCGGATGCCGCCTTCCGCGCGGCTGTCGGCCAGGTCGTGAACGGCGCGAACCCGGCGCAGGTCACGGGCGCCGCCTTCGACCCGAAGTTCTCCTGGGCACTGTCGGAGCTGCGCCGTAAGGACGGCGCGGGCGAAACCTCTGACCAGCGCTACCCGCAGCTGGGCTTCGGCACGAACGTCACCGAGTTCGGCAGTGTCCCGGTCGCGCAGGGCAACACCGTTTCCGCGACCCCCGAGGCGACCGACACCAAGGTACGCGCGATCGTCGGTGACTTCATGAACGGCATCCGCTGGGGTATCCAGCGTCAGCTGCCCGTCGAGCTGATCCAGTTCGGCGACCCGGACGGCCAGGGCGACCTCAAGCGCAAGAACCAGGTGGCTCTGCGTCTCGAGACCGTGTACGCCTGGTACGTTTTCACCGACCGCTTCGCGCTCGTCAAGGAAGCTGCCTGACGTGGAGCCCTGGGCTACACCAGGAGACCTGGAGGCCCGCTGGCGACCGCTGACCGACGCTGAACGCGCGCGCGTGAGCATGCTCATCGAGGATGCGCAAAGCCTCGTGATGGACGAGTGCCCGAACTGGCAGACCACCAGCTCGGGCACTCGCATCCGGGTCATCTGCGCGATCGTCAAGCGAGCAATGACGACCCCGTTCGCTGATGAAGGTCTCACGGGGATCTCAGCAGCAACGGAGACCACCGGGCCGTTCTCGCAGCAGCTAACGTTCGCGAACCCCTCGGGCGACCTCTACCTCACCAAGGCTGAGCGCCGGGCCTTCGGCGCAGGACGTGGCCGCGCACTCGAGATCGACCTCCTCGCATCACGGGAGGACTCCTGATGATGCAGAAGTGGCGAACCCCAGTGCAGGTAGAAGGCCGCACGCGACGCGACGCGGACGGCTACCTCGTGCAGGACAGCGCGGCGCGGCTCATCCCAGGGTGCCTCATCGCACCCGGCGTGTTCACGGTGCCAGGCCTGCTGGAGTCGCCGACGTCGGAACAGCCAGACGACCAGGCCACGCTGTACGCCCCGCCGGACGCGCGGTTCGAGGTCGGCGACACAATCGTCGTACCACGTGCCCACCCGCTCGGCGGGAAATGGCAGGTCGAATCGAAGCCGGCGCCCTGGCCGCGCGGCGTGGCCGTGACGATCAAGCGGAGGTGACGACGTGGGCGGCTTCAAGCGCGACACGCAAGCGATCGACGCTTTCCTGCGCAGCGGAGCCCTCGCGCCAGCACTCCTCAAAGAGGCTGAGCAGCTCAGAGCCGCCGCAGCCGCAGCCGCGCCCCGCCGCCCCGCCGGCGCACGCGGGGCGGGCGCGCGCCGCCGCCGAG